TATATTTACAGTTCAAAATATTTTACCGAGTCATATAACTAAAATAGATATTTAGAATTTATTAAAAATATATGCAAAATAATAAAAAGTGGTGTGTTTTCTTTAGTCAGACTGGAAGTGAGATATATAGTATCTCAAAAAAAATTAACCGTGTTCCGGATGTTATTATTACCAATAAACCTATACACGATGTTTCCTCTATAAAGCCAGAACTATTCGAAGAATACGGTCACAGATTTGTTTGGATGCCTAAAAAGCCTTCCGTTGAAGAGTATAAACAAGTTATTCCTAAAGACTCTATTGTAACTTTACATGGTTGGTTAAGAATTATACCTCCTGAGATCTGTGATATGTATGAGATTTACAATCTACATCCTGCACCTATTCATCTTGAAGGGTTCGAAAAATATAAAGGAAAAGATCCTCAAGTACGGATTTTTGAGGATAAGGCAAAATATTCTGGTAATGTAATTCATAAATGTATTGCAGAGTTGGATGCTGGTGAAATCTTAGCTAAAAACCAATTTGATGTTCGAGGTTTTGATCAAGATATGATCTTTAAATTAACACATTCTAAAGCTACAGAATTGTGGTGTGGATTTTTGGCAAACAGAGTATAACATCGTAACTATGAGAGTAAGTTTTTCGGGAGCACAGTCGACGGGAAAAACAACACTTTTGAATAAGTGTAAAGAAGTTTATAAGGACTATAAATTTGTAGATGAAGTAACTCGTTATGTACGTCGGACTTATGATGTTAAGATTAACGAAATTGGAGGTACTGAGACACAATTGTATATTTTAGCAGAACATATTAAGAATCATTTAAAGCCGGATGAAAACTTAATTTTAGACCGTTGTATTTTAGATGGATATGTTTATACAAAATATCAGGTTGTAAATGGAAAAGTTTCAGAACAAGTATTACATGCATTTAATGGTGTGTTTGCTGTATTGTTTGATAAGCTTGACTATATTTTTTACACGGATCCTTCTGACGTTAAACTAGTTGATGACGGGGAACGTTCTGTTGTTTAGAGAAGATATAATTGATATGTTTGAAGATCTGATCACATATAAAATGTCTCCAAAGAATAAAGATAAAGTTATCCGACTTAAGGGAACTGTTGATCAAAGAATGAAAACTATAGAAAAATATTTAAAACAATGAGTACTACAAACTTAAACGATATCGCCTCCAAGTCACTTGGTTCTTCAGCGTCTTATGCTGTTTATACCGATCGCTTCGACCCTTCACTTCTCAATCCAATGCCTCGAAAATTAGCCCGGGAAGGCTGGAGCATTAAAGGGGATGAATTTGTAGGCTATGATACATGGCACTGTCATGAGTCTACTTTTATTCTTAATAACGGTGCACCAATTGCAGGCACTTTAAAGTACACCTATTCATCAGATTCAAAATACATGGTCGAGTCAAAGTCTGCTAAACTATACCTCAACTCCTTTGATATGTGTAAGATGGGCCAATCTGTTGATACTGCTATTCAAAACTACGAATTACAAGTTAAAACCGACCTTGAAAAAGCTTTAGAAACCGCTGTAGATGTTAAGTTTTTTAAATCCGGAGACGACGAAACGGGTATCTTCCCTATGGCTGGTTACATTGACCTTCAGACCTTTTTAGGATCAGATTTAGAAGAGCTTGAAATTACAGATTATAATGCTGAAAAAAATCATTTAGAGTTTGAAAAAGTAAATTACCCTGGCTATGGATATAGTACCAAAGATAATAAAACGCTTTATGCAAATAAGTTCTTCACTAATGCATTAAGATCTCGTTGCCGGCATACAAAGCAAAAAGACACTGGAGCAGCATATATTTCTATTAATACTCTTAACTCTGTTATTAAGCCCTGCTCTCTCTTTAAACAAATTGTCTCCTTAAGAGAGGTTAATGAGTTTCATGAATTTTGTGCTGAAAAGCTTTATACAGAAATTATGAAGTGCCCAGAGGTAGACTCTTGCGCTGTAACACTTCTGTATGCCCGTAGAGGTTCACTTGATATCAACCCTTGCCGTGCAACTTCGTTTGACATGCTACCGCCCGTTCTTATTAACCCGAAATATTATACCAAAAAAGCAATGGGTCAGTAGATTTTTAAAATCTTTAGAATTAATATATCTTTATGAGTAACACAGAAAATAAAATTACAGTATTCTTCGATTCAGTTGGCAGAACAATTCTTGGCGAAAAGCTTGAGGATAAATCAAGTGATAAGGTTCTTACTATTAAGAACCCGGCCGTTGTTCATATCATGCCTAACCAGCAAACCGGTCAACTTCAACTTCAAATCCTTCCTTTGTTTTTTAAAGAGTTCTTAGCTGATAAAGAGGCCGGTACAGTTTGGAATTACAACCGTGCTAATATTACAGAGGCCGTTGACGTTACTTTTGACTTTAAGCTTGAAGCTCAATACCGTCAAATCTTTGCTAATATGCCAGCACCTGCTCCTCAGCAGCCACAAAGTTCACCAGATGTAGTGAAACTTTTTGACGAATAGTAGGTTGCACTTTTCAGAGATTCCTACACAATAGATGTATGGCAAAAAAAGACGACCCTCTTTCCGGGCTTAAAGACATCTTTAAAGCAGTAGACGACCTCAACCCTGATGCAGCAGTTCTAGACTCATCGACATTATCAACCGCTGACGATTGGATTGATACGGGTTCTTATGCCCTCAATGCAATTATCAGCGGCTCGATGTATAAGGGTATTCCAGTAGGCCGTATCACTGGGTTTTCAGGGCCTTCAATGGCCGGTAAAACTCTTATCATGAATAAGATTATGGCTAATGCCCAGAAGAAAGGGTATATTGCCGTAATTTGGGATTCTGAAGTAGCTGTTGATAAAAAAGGGGCTGAAGCTGTAGGAATGGATCCTTCTAAGACTAAGTACTACCCGGTCGAAACTATTGAAGATTGTCGTAATCAGATTTGTACTTTCCTTGATAACGTTATCAAAACTGATAATCCCGATCTAAAGTTTATCGTTTCGATTGACTCTTTGGGTAACTTAGCATCTGCTAAAGAAATTCGGGATACAGCTTCTGGTAAAGACGCTTCTGATGTCGGCCAAAGAGCTAAAGCTATTAAGTCAATGATGCGGGTCTTGACTTACAAGGCTGCTAAAGCCCGTGTACCGATTCTCTTCTCGAACCACGTTTATGACTCAATGGAGATGTTCCCAACCCTGGTTAAGACTCAGTCCGGTGGTAAAGGCCCTATTTATTTGGCTTCGGTCTTAGTACAGCTCTCTACCCGCAATGAAAAAGTATCTGATAACCCAAATGAAAGCTCAGTGGCTATTGCTCATAACATCTCTGGTGTAACTCTGGGCGCTCTTACTATTAAAAATCGTTTCGTGCCAAACTACCTTAAGACTGAATTGTATCTTAACTTTAAGTCTGGCCTTGACAAGCACACAGGTTTGTTTGAAATTGCTGAAGCGTTTGGCGTTATTGAAAAGCCAGGCCGCACAGTAATGTTCGGTGGAGAGTCGTTGGGGTATAGAAAAGATCTGGAAAAGAGTTCTGAGTTCTGGGGTAAAATTATGCCTAAACTCGAAGAGACTCTTCAAGATAAACTTTGCTACGGTGGTGGCGACTCATCAGTTGATATTGAAGAAGAAGTTAATAATATTGATTGATGTCTTCAAAGTTTGATCTCGACTATTACGAGAACATCATACTCTTTAACTCTCTTTTAAGTCAAGAGTATCTTTCTTCGATAATAGAGTTTACTGATCCTGAGTATTTCAGTGATCGTAACATTAAAACGATCTTTAAAGCTATTGTATCGTTTTTTAACGAACGAGGTTTATGTCCTACAGCTACTGAGCTTAAAGCACGTTTAACAACTGACGAAGAGAAAAAAGCATACAACGAAGTAGCTACAAAGTTTAAAGAACTTGACACTAAGTTCAATAAAGAAGAATTAATCAATAATACCGAAAGATTCTTACAAGAGAGGTGCTTGTATAAAACTATTGTTGAGACTGCCGAGAAGTATGCACAGGGTAAAACCGATCCTGCTGAGACTCTCAAAGAGTTTGAAAAGGCTTACAATATAACTTTATCTGAAGATATTGGATCTTGGTACTTCGAAGATATTGACGAACATATTAAAGAACTTACTAAGGTATATAACCCTATTCCTACTGGCTGGAAGTTCTTAGATGAAAGACTTGAAGGTGGTTTATTTCCTAAAACTTTGACATGCCTTGTCGGTCAAGTAAACGTTGGTAAGAGTATATTTTTAGGTAATTTGGCTACTAATATGGTAATGAAAGGTAAGAACACCTTGCTTATCTCTCTTGAGATGTCTGAGTTCATGTACTCTAAGAGAATTAGTACCCAGCTTACTCAAATCCCTCATAACGACTTAAAGGTCTATACCGATGAACTCAAACAGCAGATTGGTCATCTCCGTAAACAGCTTGATTCAAAACTTGTCGTAAAAGAGTATGCACCTAAAACTATTACAGTTAGGCACATTGATGGATACATCGGTAAATTAAAACATAAAGGCTTTGTACCTGAAGTAGTAGTTATTGATTACATTAATCTTCTTAAACCTACTACTAAAAATCTTAACTCATATGCTGAAGTTAAAGAAATTGCTGAACAACTTCGTGCTCTTTCCTTTAAATATGGTATACCGTTTGTTACGGCATCTCAATTAAATCGTGGAGCATTCAACACAGCATCGCCCGGGATGGAAGGCATTTCTGAAAGTATTGGTTTGGCTGCCACTTGCGACGTTATTTGCTCTCTTTGGCAGGAAGAAGAAGATAAAGAACTGGGACTCATTCACCTTGGTATGCAAAAAAACCGGTTCGGTGTTAATTACGGTCACTGTACCTTCAAAGTCAAATACGAAACGTTAACACTTACTGAAGTTAATCCTGATCATTTTGCTCAAGAAAATACTCAACAAGCTGTACAAGAGGCTGAAAATACTTTAGCAAAATTAACAGAAGAAAAAAATGTTCCGGAAACTTGATTAATAGTTCTGTATGTAGTAAATACTCTACATACAAATGTTTAACGAAAAGGTCCTCAATGACTTTAATGCTAGAACAAACCCTCTAAGTCAAGTTTGCACCAAAGAGTATATTCTCGGGG